GCAAAGTTAGTAACGACTGTGTCGTCTGAGTGCGACAGAACCAGCGTTGGGCCAACGGCGTTTGTGTTTAACTCACTGGCAAAAGCGACTCGAATTGTGGCATAGCTTGCCCCCTTCGTGTCGAGGTTCGCTGTATTCGTTTGCGTGTTCGTTTGCGATCGTGGAGAGATAAGCAGCGAGTCATTTACTAATCGTTCTCGAATCATATTGTTTCCCCTTTGGGATCGTTTTTTTCAGAAACGCGGAGGACTCACGCCGAGCCCTCCGCAGTCAGGCTGCCGTTAGCCGATTAGCTGCCGGCCATTTCCAGACCAACAATCGGGCCGGCTGTTGAGTTGCTACCGTAGTCATGCACGACAGCGTCGAAACGCTCCGTGCCACGGACGCCAATCTGGTCACGCTCCCACATAGACTCACCACCGACAGTAGCCTCGGTCGAAAATGCGATTGTTTCCTGTCCACGGTTGCCGAACATAGCTCCGAGTGACAAGTCTCCAAAGATGACCGGGATCTGACTGTTTGCTTCCACGGACGGAAACACCTGACTGATTGTGACTGGGTAGCCAAGGAACATCAGCGTCGGGATGCCGTTAATGATTTCCGTTGCTGTTGAGCCACCGGCCGCCAATGCCAACCGCTGCATGACTGTGTGAGCGAACGTCTTGTGACACACCCAACCAGCACCCGGACGGTCTGCGTACTGCGGAAGCGAACCCACAACGCTCTGGAAGTTGGCGAGCGTCAGTTCAGCATAGGCGTTACCTGCTCCGAGAGTGAGCCCCGGAGCCGTGCCAGCAGTCAGTTCATCCAGCCGTGTGCGAATGCCGGTGATGTGACCATAAGTGCTGGTCCCAGTGCCGTTAAACACACACTCGTCTTCCTTATTGGCGAAGGCGTAAGCGATTTCACCGACTAGCTTGTCACCAAAGCTGATTGCAGCATCGGCATTCAGTTCGTTCGACAGGCGAGCCAGAACCATCAGCTTGCGAGCCACCAAGGTGACATCATCAAAGCTCATGGTCGATTCGGTGCCGGCTGAGTTTTCGCCAACAAAGTATGCAGTCAGTCCTGACAACTGGCGCGGCTCGGTCTTCGTGTCCGAGGACATCGGCACGATGTTGAGCAGCCGGCGAGCCACGCCGTACTGTTCACGCAACAGAATCAAGTCGGTTCCAAATTCGTCTGGTACGAAAATGTGTGAACCAGTCCCGTCTGATCCACCTTCGCCGTGTGCCGCGTTGGTGATCAGCCCGTTTTCAAGACAGTAGCTCACTGCCTGCTGATTGCGGAACCGGCCGCCCGACTGCTCCGACAGAGTGGCCATCGCCCACATGCCGAATCGGTACGCTCGCACCTGAGCTTCCATGCCATCAACTTCGCCTTTGAAGTTCTTGACGGCAGATCGCTTCACATTGCGCGGAAGCTGAGAGACGCCATTGCCGACATGCGGCAGCGAAGGTGCCATTGTGCCACCAAACTGACTGAACATGGCTCGGATCGTTGGGTTATCCGGCTTGCTCTTGGCAGCGTGCAGTTTGTTTCGCAACTCAGTCTGCTCATTCGCCTTTTTGGCGAGTTCGTCGATTGACGCTGACACCGTGTCGACTTCATCCATTGAAGCCTTCACTTTTGCTGCGTCTTCGTCGGACATCATCTGATCGCCAGCAGCGTCGATGATCTTCTGAGCGTCATCCAGCAGGGATTGACGCTTTGCCTGCAATTCCTTGAGTGTCATTTCGTTGATTCCTGTTTCGCCAGGGTCAACGAAAAACGCCAACCGCTGGCAGTGTTTCGTAAATCGAAAAACTGCAAACGACTGGCGTGAAACTTATCACTTCAGATCGCAGGTGCCGGATTCGCATCACTTGACGCTACCACGGCTTGATGTGTGGACAGTAAACAGCTTAGCGGCGGTTTGTCAATCCTGATTTTGCAATTCGATAGTTGAGCATGGCCTGCACCACTGCCGTCTCGTTCTTTGCCTTCGACTTCTTACCGCTGCCGGCCGTGATGATCTCGTCCACGAATCCCATTTCCAAAGCCTGTGTTGCATTGTACTTTGTGCCGTCGCCATTCGCTCCGAGCAACGCAGCGGCAATCTCCTTCTCTGGCTTTCCAGTCCGTTCAGCGTAAGTCGTCACCGCCGCCGCGTTGAATGACTCCAGCCATTCGAGCGTTTCTTTAATTTCAGCAATGTGGCCGTAAGCAAAACCGATACCTTCATGAATCATATACGTCGCGTTGCTGTACATCTTTACCTTGTCGGCTCCGATTGCCGCGAGACTGGCTGCCGATGCAGCAAGGCTTTCAATGATTGCTGTAGTCGGTCCTTTATGATCGGCAAGAGCGTTGTAAATAGCAAGCCCGTCAAACGCCAACCCGCCTCCGGAGTTGATTCGCATGGTTACCGGTCTGTTTCGATTGGCAGCGAGAATTCGTGAAATGCTTCCCGCGTCTGATTCGGTATATTCGTCACCAACAACGCCATAGAGAAACACCTCCAGTTCCTCGCTGGAATCGTTGAAAAAAACGCGGAAATTCTCGTCTTTTACTGCGTTTTCGATGCGTTTTGGCAGCGAAAGTGTAATTTTATGCTTCATTTTTGCACCGCTTTCATAAGGTTTTGCACCAGATTGTCAGCTCGCGAATCCCACGACGCAACCACATCAGACACATTTGCCTTGAGGCTCGATGTTGTGGAACAGCTATGAACGTCGCTGAGCAGTCGCTTCGACTCTTCAGCGTGGCTGATGATTGCCAATCGAGCGTCAGAATTGGTCAGTGCTGACACTGTTCGGTCGGTCCATGTCGCGTAAAACTCATCAACTGCCACCATAAAGTTTGCCGCCTGCATCCCTGCACGCTGAACAACACGATCGCGCTCAATCTTCAGGGCTTCTGTCACGCTACTTGTCACCATCGCCCGCAGCAGGTTTTCCGTGTTGTCGTCTTCACCCGGCGTTTCCTTCATAGGCTGTGCTCCTGTTGCTGGTTCCGGTTCCTCACCAGCGACAACCCAATTCGCAGGGTGATAGAATTCATCTCCTTCCGGCCCGATCGATGGCATGTTGAGCCGTGCCCGTCCTTCATTGCGTGTCATCACGCCTGATTCAATCTGCCGATAAATACCATTCACCTTAGATTCGAAGGTCATCTGAATCAGTGCCTCGCGATTGAACTCGACGACGTGCGAATCCTTTTCCTTTTCTTTTTCTGTCAGCCCCTTGTCTTCCAGCTCTGCCTCCCAAGTCTGCAGCCAAGGTTGCAGTGTGTAGTCCAGATAACTCTGCCCTTCCGCTTCTAGGCTGTTGTGGCTAGTGCGTGTGGAATCTCCGAGCATGTGCGGAGGGACACCGGTGATGTTGCTCACGGTTTGTCGCGTTTCAAATTCGCGTGTCTGCAGAAACTGAGCAGCATCGTTTGGGATCGTCATTTGTTGGAACTTCACACCGTCCTGAAGCAATGCAACTTTGTGTGAATTTGATAACCCCTGCTGCATACTGTTCCACGCTTGCATGGTGTTGCGAATCTTTTCCTCGTTAAATGAGCCTGGCACCATCAGCAGGCCGCTCATGTTCGATCCGTTGGCAAAGTATCGGCCCGCAAACTGCTGAGCCGCCATGCCTGCGCCGAGAGCGTCCTTCATTAGTTCCAGAATCGGCCATCCCATGACGCCATCACCGCCAAATCCGCGAATGTGAAGCATGTCTTCCGCGGGAACTCGAACCGGCTTGCCGTTGATGTAAGTCACATACCACAACCGCCCGTTGTCGACCTTTACCAGCGTGTTCTGCGTGTCCCACATGATGAAGCCAGCAGGACGCCCGTCGATGCGGTCAATTGCTGCAAATGAATTCCCATGCAGGGCAGCGACGGCCGTCATGGCTCGCCGGAACGTGTAGGCGTGAATCCATCGATTTGACTTTTTTTCCAGTAGATACTGCAGCGGATGCCGCATGTCCACTTTTTTCCCGCCGTCGCGTTGACGACGAAAGACATCACAGGGCAGCCCCGCTACGCTCGAACTAATCAGGTTAATGGCTCGCCAAAGAGGAGGATACCCGAGCACCGATCGCTGTGTAACCTTCACGCCAGCAGACGACTGGCCGCCGTTTGTGAACGGCATAGGATTCCACATTCGATCTTCGTTGCGACCGACCGGCGTAGCGTTGACTACGAATTGAGTAACACCGTATTCCATAGCCACCTCAGAATAAAATTACGCCGGATCCGCTTTTCTTATATGCAGAACCCTCTGGATTTTCTGAAATATACAACGCCAAAGCCATTCCTAGTGCAGTCATTCCATCGATTTTGTCGCCTGACTTGCCCTTGTGAAACTTCAGATTTCCATTGCTGTCCTCCATTCCTGCCGCGTTTGATGCCATCCACCTTAAAACCTTGTTGCCGTCATGATGAAAACGCTGTGAGCCCAGCATTGAAAGCAGTTGTTTGATCGGCTCATTGTACGTTGCCGTTCCTTGTGGCATCTTAACCAACACGTCTTCCGGCAGTCCCAACTCTTTCATTCTCTGCGTTGGCCCAGCTGCGTTCCACGGGTCGAATCCAATTCGCCTCAAATCAAATGGAGCAGCGATCTCAGTGATTCTTTCCGCAACTCGCATCACATCGACTTCGTTTCCTTCCGTGACCTCAATAAACCCTGCTTCCGCAAATGACCGAATCACTCGCTGATCCTGCGCCGCTCGTTTGCTGATGTTGTCTTCTGGAATCCAGAACCACGGAAACACATCCACACCATCGGCCCGAGGGAACAACAAAACGAACGCAGTCACGTCGCGAGTCGATGACAAGTCGAGGCCCCCGAAGCACACTCGCCCGTCAAAGTCTTTCAGATTCAATTCAGACTCGCATTTGTCCCACTGCTGCATCGGAATCAGTCTGCTTTCTTGTTCGGTCCACTGATTCAAATGCAGGCGGCGGAAACTGTTTTCAAGTCCCGGTATTTCCTGCGCCTGTTTACACTCTGCCTTGAGATAGTCACGATTCAGTGACACATCAAGGCAAGGGTTTGCCTTCGACCATGTCGCCTCGTCAGTCCAATCGTCCTCTGGATCCGCCCCAAAGAGCAGCGGGTAAAAACTATCGTCCTCGATATTCCCGTTGATGATGTTTCGTGAATACTCGTGCTGCTCCCAGCAGACGCTTGATTTGTCATGCCCTGCCGTCGTGATAGCGATGAACACCGGCTGAGAGCGAGCCCCGAAGCCAGTGTGGAACGCTTCCCACATTTCCCGATCGCGTTGCAAGTGCAGCTCATCGAAGACCACGCAATGAGGATTGCTACCGTGAACCGCCCCTGCCTCCGCTGAGCAAGCTTGAAAATATCCGTCTGCTGTGACGATTCGCTTCTTCGACTTGATCAGTTCGCACCGGCTTTTGAGCATTGGATTATTCGACACCATGCCGGCCGCAATTTCATAAACCAGCCCCGCTTGATCTCGTGTCGTCGCCGCTGAATACACTTCCTTTCCGTTCTCTTTATCAACCAGAAGCATATAAAGCAGGATGCCAGCCGCCAGGGTAGTCTTGCCATTCTTGCGAGGGATCTCGCAATAGGTTGTTCTGTACTTCCGAAGTCCCGTGGATTTGTGTTTCCATGCTAGTAAATTGCGAACGTACTCATCCTGCCACGGCTCAAGAATGAACGGCTTTGGCTTTCCGCTTCCGCCCTTCGGATGGGTTAACATCTGGCTGAAAAAACGGCTCACCTTATACGCTTCATTCTCGTCGAAATAAAACTCAGCCGAAGAAGAGTTTTTCGTCAGGGTCAACTTGTGTCTTTTCCTTAACCGCTAATCGCGTTCGTGATGTCGGGGTCATCCCAAAAGCTGAAAGCAACTTGATCATCTGGTTTGCCAGATCTCTTGCGGCCTTGCTGGCTGGATGTTCTGATATCAATCCTGTGGTTGCACTGACTTGCCACCGACCGTCCTTCTTTGCCTGTCGCTCGAAGTCGTGATGCTGCTGGTACGCATGACAGTACCGAAGAATAGCAGGCCGCTCGGCCAGAGAAATTACCCCGAGCATTTCTAGCTCTGCACATATACGCCTCCACTCGTTTCGGCCAACAATCCCCAACTGACTCGGGCATGTGGGCGAGTCAGTCGACGGCTGTGGCTCTTGGTGATTTCGTCGCTGCGGATCTTTGTCAAAATCGCCGTGAAGGATTTTTAGTGCGGTTGGTTTTCTTGGTCTAGCCATGTCTAAAGGCCGTTTCGTTTTGCGGAAAAACACGCGCGGC